CTGTGTAAATTGCTTGTCTCCGCTCTCTGCCATCTTTATATAGTCTCTTACATCAGCCTTGAATTCCTTGACATCGCTGTTTTGTAAATATTGCTGCGCATCTGCCAACGACATTTTATTGTCTTTTGCGTATTGCTGATACAATGCCTTTATCTCTTTGTCTATCGTGCTAAAAGCATGGTCTATCGCGTCCGATATATCGCTTATATACTTTCCTGTTTCGTCGTATGTGGATTCCTCAAGCGCTTCAAATCGGTCATTCCAGTATTGTTTCTCAGCGTCAGTTGACATCTCCTACACCGCCCTTGTCGCCAATTTTTGGATATTGGCTGGTAATCATTTGCTCGCTGCTAATATTTTCCTGCTTTTCTTTTTTAATCCGTTCCATTTCTTCTTTGCTGTCCTTCACCCATGGATGATTTTCAAGTATTGTTTCATCGCTAAGTATACCTACTGACGATTTGCAATTGTTAATCGTATCCGATTCATTTGTCATCGTATCACGATTAAAAATAAACTTGGCGTCTGTTGTCGGCAGCCCGACAGTAGCATTATATTTATTAACGAACCACATTAGATCCGCAAGACCAGCCTGGAATTCCATCTCCATGTCATCAGCGTCAAGGTCAATGTCGTTATACATTGATTTAATATTCATTTGGTTTGGGGCGCCGCTTGCAAGACGGTCGTCTTTAGTGTCAAGTCCGCGCCCGTTTTCGATAATTGCTTTGCGTATGATATCAATTATTGTCTTGTAATTTTCGGTATTTACAGCGACATCAAGCGTAGTTACATCGCCATCATCACGTACTTTAACAGCTCCGTATTGTGCAAGCTTCTGCCTCATCTCGCCCAAATCTTCGCCGTCGTAATTATGCAGCACGAGTATCGTATTCCGTGAATCTTCCTGCATGACATCCGCGAAATTGCTGTACAGCGTATTCAGTGCATCCTGCAACGACTTGACGCGTTTAATGAGTGGTATTTCCTCTTCATTAGATTTGAATACAATAAGCGGTATCCGTCCCCAATTATATCCTTTGGGATTCGGGTCGCTTTCGTTGTCGTTAATTACCACATATGGGGTAATGTCATCGCCTTCTGGTCGTAGCTCGCCGCCTATAAATGAATACTTCTGCACGCCATTGATAGTGTACCATTCAGCTCTCATGATTATTCTTTTGGTCATACCTTCGTATACTTCTTGCGGATACAGCCGCATGAATGCGTCAAGCTGTGTGTGCTCATCATCCGCCCAGAATGGGAGTATCTCGAATGATCTAAACCGCTTAAACTTAAGTTCTCCATTATCTACATATGGGAATAGATATGATATCCCGCCATTCAGCGCATCTTTACCGATTGCTTTAATCGTACGCCTGAATTTAGGGCCGAATATATCAGATATTGTGTCCTGTGCTGCATCATTATCTGCCTTCACATCGATTGATTTTGACAACAAATAGTTCGCTTTCTGGTCTACAAGAAAAGAATATCTGTTGTCCATAATTTTATTGTTTGGGAGGTTTCCTATTTTTATTTTAGAACCGTTAAGCCCGATTGCTGTTCTTTCTTTAGCGTCGATAGCTTGGTTATAATTATAGTACTCAAATCCTCGCAGCTGCCATTCCCGTTGCGGTGAGTGTAGCCACGAATATATTTCCCTTTCGAGAAACTGCTTGTCGGTCATATTCTGCTGCTGGCCAACCTGCAGAATCCTTTTAAAAATATCATTGATAAACATTTTCTCACCTCAATCAAAAGAAAACTTGCTGCCATTCATGTCTTTCTTTAGCGCGTATCTAACAGCGTCAATGCTGTGGTCATTATGCTTTGGATATTGGCTTATAAAATTCCCATCCTTGTCCTGGTCAAATTCATATGATACGAATTCGCGGTATGTGTTTGGGCATCTTTTCTTGTCGATGTATATATGTGCTCTGTCGCTTAGCCACTTAATTGCATAATCACGGCTGTCTGGCCCTTTCTTTACCGGCAGGCATCTAAGCCCTAACTCGCATAGCTCTTCGATGCTCTTTGGTTCTGCAGAATCTGCATATACATATTGTGTGCCAATATCATCTTTAACCAGATTGTATGACTTTTTGTTTGTCATCCTTGTACCGTATACTTCGCGGTATATATATATGGATTCTCTTTTTGAATCATACGCAAGCTTGACATAGCAAAACGGGTCAGTACTAAATCCAAAGTCTATTCCGTTTCGTATGCAGTCAAACTCATTAATCATACCATCCGTAATCGTTATCTCTGCAACGTTGGCGAACACGTCTCCACCAGTTCCAGTTACTTCTCCCATGTATTCATGGTCGTATAGATCCTCACGCTGTTCTTTCAGTTTTTCGGCTTCTAAGATGAACTGTTCTCCAAGCCATGCAGCAGGAACCTGCAAATACGTCGAGTGGTCAACAAGTCTGTCTGGGTCGTCTGTCAGCTGCTCAACATTTACCCAGTTGTCTCTAGACTTGGGCGGGTTAAAAGAGTAAAAGCACCAGTATTCAGAGCCGCCACGCAGCAGAGATTGATTTACATTGCGTATTTCATGCATCCCGGCGAACTGGTCCAATTCTTCGTACCAGACTATTCCAACGTATCCAAATGGAAGCTTAATGGATTTAATCTTGCTCTTGTCGTCTACGCCCATGAACAGTATCTTCTGTCCGGTCTTTTTATATGTCATTTCCGGCGGCGATGTGATTATCTTAAATTTGCTTGCTATCTGTAGCTCATCTAGCGCCCATTGAACTTGCGCGAATACGGAATTTCGTAGCGTATTCCCGACCTTTCTGAGGACTACCATATGACACTGTGGGTGCTGCAGCAATAGCAATATCCCTTCGGTTGATGCATAAGATGATTTAGTACTACCACGGCCGCCTTTAAGCCAGTAGTGCGTATGACGGTGATGCTTGCAGTCCTGATGGACCTTAAAAAAATGCGGTGCTATGATATTTGACAGTCTAACTGTTTTCATTCTCATCCGCCTCCGCATCGTCTATGATCTGCACATCATTGTCATCTGCGGTATCATCATCTGGCTGATGCAGCCCGTATCTTTTAGCAAGCAATTCTGCAGCTTTCAGGCGGTCACGTGCTCCTATCTGCTTTGTCATAATTCTGGCGTCGCTGCAGCCGTCTCCGCTTCCTTCTGTGACAATGACTTCCTCGCTCAATTCTCCACGCATTGATGATGTTATGAATTCCATTACCTCTGTTGCATCTGCAGTCCTAGCGCTCTTCAATTCTTCCAGTCTATCGTGTATAGCGGCTTTAATATCAGGTTTGTTCAGGTTTTCGTTTCCGATAGAATAGCACGTTTTCTTGCTATATCCGGCCATCTTAGCCGCTTCTGTGGCATTAGCCGTCTGTATGTAATAGTCAATAAATCGTTTCTGTTTCTCTGTCAGCTTCATGTCACATACTCACCACCATCCCCGCCTTATTTCGTGCATCAAAAAAGGCACCAGCTTTTTCCGATGCCTTTACTTTATTATTCTACTATTACATTATACCACGAATAACCTGCTAAAACCTGCTATAGATTTGTCATAAATCTGCACGAATAAAAAGTTATCCACAATTTGTTTTATTTATCAACAACGACTTAAATATTTCCTCTAATATTGTAACTGGCATGCTGTTTCCTGCCTGCTTGTATAAATTTCTATTCATTCTCCCAGGCTTACATGGATTTACTTTTAAAGCATTGTCATAATCTATATCGCTAAATCCCTGCAATCTCCAGCATTCACGTTCTGTTAGATATCTATATTTCCCATCTCCAATAGCTATTACTCCGCTGTTCGGGCATCTGTCTTGCCTAACAGTTATAGTATAGCAATAGTCGTTTATAGGCATGATACGATTAGAAAACGCGCTATCATTCCCACCCATATTTTTCAACATGGAAGGTTGCCACATTATATGCTGCTTTCCATAATTACCTAAAAAATCATGTAGCGATCTTCTATTCCTTTTTACCACTTTACCAAAATCAAATTTTGTTTTACTTAAAACAGATACGGTAAAAACACGTTTTCTCTTTTGCGGTAGTCCAAAATCCATAGCATTTAATATTGAAAATGAATTGCTGTAACCCATGCTTTCCATTAGCCACAAATATTGCTTAAAATTTTTTACCATTCGCTTATGTAAAACTCCGGTTACATTTTCCCATACAACAATTTTTGGTTTCCATACGCCGAAATTATCTATAATTCGTAATGTTTCCCACATCAAGCTTGACCGTGTTCCACTTTCTTTATCTGCTCCCAACATTTTACCAGCAATGCTTATATCCTGGCACGGACTACCATGCACAAGAATATCTGGTTTCAAGTCCCACCCACATATATTTTGTGGCTTTTTGTTGTTATCAAACATAGCATTGTAGCTTCGTACAGGTTTGTCATCAATTTCTACATAGTCAATTGATTTTACATCTAATCCTATATTTTCCAATGCCTTCCGCGGCGCCCCGATTCCACCAAACAATTCTAAAAGCTTTATCATTAAATTTACTCATCTCTTTCCATAAAATACGAATTTAGTTTGTACCGGAATCGCTCCCGGGCCGAACATCATACATGCCAGTATCTCCAACACTTCACGGCAACGTTTGCGGCAAAATCCGACACTGCAATGGCCGGAATACGCAACCATTTCCCACGACAGGCCATCTATGTATCTTGCCCATATGATTTTACGGTCTGTATCTGTAAGCGCCTCTACCGAGCGATTGAGACGTTTGAGCATCGGTTCTATCTGTGCTAAGTCTGCGCGGTATGATGATTCCTTTTCATGTAGTTTTTCTTTGCGTAGATATTCTTTTTCCTGCGGGCTCGTGTTTTCTCCGCTGCCACCAGGAGTAAAAGATAGAGATGGAACTTTTGGCGCTGCAGACAATTTCAATTGCTCTTCTATATCAGCTATATCGGCCTTTACATTTTCTACATATGTGGAAAATTCGCGGTATCGCCGCAAGTAACTTTCCACCGTCTGCACGTAATCATTATGCTGCATCTCTATCTACCCCCAAATCTTTTTTACTCAATCCCCAAGTAATCTAAATGCTCTCTTGATACGTCTTTAAAATAATGTTCCTCGCCATTTTTGAGTATAAACCGGTAATAATAATGGGCACCGTCGGCAATGCTCATGCACTTTTCAATGCCGATATCTTTAATCCGACGTACCAATTTATCTTCGTACTCTTTTCGTGTCATATCTGGCTCCATCCTAATGCCTTACGAAATTACAAATTGCTCTTCTGAATGATTCATCTGCCACTGGCCGCCGGATTTTGCTGCAGTCCCTTTCATTGTTACATTTCTTGACTCGCTGACCATATTCATCCCAAAACCAATGCCAATCGCCATAATCAAGAAGCCGGCCACAAAATGCGCAGCGACTTCTTTTGATTGGTTTGCTAACCTGTATTTTTGGCATCTCTGTATGGCGTACATATCGCCTGTTTTTCCTGCTCATAGTATTTCCTTAAAATCGACATCTGGATGCCGGAACAGGAACATTTTCTTGCGCATCGCATAGTCACGGGTCTTGAAACCCTTTACTTCAATTATTTCTATATGTCCGTCTTTATATGTTACCTTAAAATCAGCCTTATACGTGATGGCCCGCTGTGCTTTTCCTTGATATCGAAAAGCCGGCTGCAGCTCGAATTTCGGTTGCAATTCAATTCTTTTTATTTCGCCGGATTCTTTTAGATCCAGAAGCTTTTCATATTCACGCAGCTCTTTTTTGCTGTCCCATAACCGTCCATATTTTTCTACTTTTTTCGCATAGTATTTTGCTTTTGGCTTTCCGAACTTTATTGGATGGCGTGTCTTTCGGCTTTGCAAAAAGTCTTGATATTCTTCTTCAGTCCAGCTCATGGCTCCACCGCTTCCCATCCAGAAAACTTCATTATCGGTGTCCAGGCTTCCAATTCCGAATCCATGTACGCTTTTCCGTCAATAGAATACAAGCCGTTATTGCGGTATATCGCCGCCTTGTACACTCTTTTAGGCCCTGCCAGCGGCTGGCCTTTAATCGGCCGCTGATTAACTGTCATGCAGACAATTACATCTTGATTCTCGTTAGGTTCTTCCGTCGGTTTAATCCAATTCATGAAATCGTCTCCTATTCATTTTCTTGTGGCTCAAACAAATCACATGCCTCTGTGTGATGGTCAAAATTTTCACACATTTCACAATCCCAGCAATAATCCAGCTCTCCATTTTGGCTGTGTATGCACCTATTGCATAGGCATGTAGAACAACCATACTTAGCTGATTGTAGCTTATATTTTAACCTATCCATTTTTAAGTTTTTTACAATTTGTTCAGCACTGTTTTGCTTAAGTCTTTGCAGGCCTTCAATGATTTCTTCTTTTGTCATTTCTTTCCAGTCTTTAGCGTCAATCCTGGCTGCTTGTTCCGGCGTTGTTCCTTTCGGATAGTATTTCATTTTCGGTTCGTATTCACAAACGATTAATCTGGTTAATCTTATTTTTTTCATTTTTTCATCCGTCTCCTGTCATTTTTAGTCATTGATCCATCTACGTAATTTGCATATGGGTCATGTTCCTTGTGGTATCTCCACGGGTATTTCTCCCGCAGCTCTTTATGCCTGCTTTCATACGCCGCCATTTCCTCCGGCGTCATTTTTCGCACCGTCAATTTACCCGGTTTGTAATTATTTTCATCCATGCTATCGCCTCACTAAAACGGTATATTGTCCTGATCTAAATCTTTGCTAACCTCTTTGCCCATGTCATCCCATACTGCTGGTTTGCTTTCCGGTTGCAGTGCCGGCTTGCTGCCATTTGTTATTGATGAGCTGACAAAATCGGCTACAATTTCGGTCACGTACCTCTTGATTCCGTCCTTTTCGTAGCTGCGTACTTGCAGCCGTCCATGCACATATACACGATTCCCCTTGTGCAGATTATCACCGCACGCTTCGGCCAGGCTTCCCCATATCACTACCGGTATAAAGTCGGTCAGCGGTTCTTTACCTTCGGCGTGATAGTCTCGGGAAACTGCCACGGTCATTGATGTCACCGTCTTCCCGGTCTTCGTAAATCGCACGTCTGGGTCACGTACTAGATTCCCAACCACTTGTACTGAATTCATTCCACTCTCCTATCCGCACCGGTTCTCGATGCAATATATATCGGAGCAAAAGCGATCCAGAGCTTTCTGCAGCTGATTGTCATCTACGTCCATTACATATGCAATGGTATGATTCCGCTGTACGACGCCCATGGGTGCTGCATTCGCTTCTGCGTAGTCCTTCAATTTTTGCGTGTCTGCCGGTAATAAAAATAATCTTGTCACTGTCAATCACTCCTTTGTGTGCATCGGTTTGCGCTGGCTTTTTCCTTTAAATGTCACCATGATACTGGTTTCCTTCAACCGGTCGAAAATTCTTTGTTGATACCGGTCTCTGATTTCATCTCTGCCCAGATTGCTGGTGATTATCGTCGATTTCATGCGGTTGTATCTCTCCGTGATGATTGCATCAACCTTTGCCTGCACCCAGGTGTGGTCATATTCTGCCCCCAGGTCATCAAGCACTAAAAGCTGTGTCGTCCGGATACGCTGCTCTAGCTTATACAAGCTTCCGTCGTGTCTATCCCTGCTCTGGTTGAGCATATCTAGTAAAGATACCATTGGGATAAAGTACCCCGCATCGCGCTTGTCAATCAGCTCTCTAAGTACGGACACGGCCATGGTTGTTTTCATCGTCCCTACCGGACCGACTAAAATAATCCCGCTGCCATTATTTATGTTCCGCTGCAAATTGGCAGCGTACTCTTTTACTATTTTCCACTGGCTCTGGCAGTCTTCAGGTACGCCGCGGAGATCCATGTTTGCAATTGTCGCTCCTCGGAACCTCTTATATACTCCATGGCCTTCAAGACGCTGCGCCATGTCAAGTCTTGCTTCAATCGTCCCAGTCGGTTGGCTCTTTGCTCCAGTCGATGCTATCCGCAACAGATTTATTTTTGCCGCGAACTGACTTGATACCGTTCCTGCTGCTTCCACTGTTTTCATCTCCCTCATCAAATCCGTTGCTGTCCCATGACTGCAATATACCGTCAATGTATGACAACGAACGTTTTCCACGCATTACCGCTCTCTTGATAGCTTCCAAAGTCCAGGTATCTCCATAATGGCTTACCATGTCTTTTAGCTTATCTGCTTCAATCGGGCTGGACACGGGTCTGATATTTTTTTGATATTCCTGCAACACATTTTTCAGGCCGTCGCAGGGTTCTTCTTTCTCTTCTTCTCTTCTAGTCTTAGTCTTACTCTTGTCTAGTCTAGGTATGGTATCACCGTGTGTATCACTTTGCGTCCGCTTTGCGTCAACCTCAAGTATCGCTTTACGTCCGCTTTGTGTATCACTTTGCGTTCCATTTTGGAACGCAAATGGAATTATTTTATAAATTGCAGATTGATTTCCACGACGTACTTTGACATCAATCCTTCCTGATTGCTGCAAAACATTTCTACCTCTAATGATGGACTGCTTACTCAGCCCTGTGTCCAATTCTAATGCTGATATGGCCAGATTGAATTCTGACTTCCATCCGGTCCGGTTGCAGTAGTGCATCAGTGCAAACCAAAGTAGACGTGCGGATGTAGAAATCTGATTCGTAATCAGCCAATCGTGAAAAGAATTGATTTCATCAATGTATTTTATGTTTATGCGTTTCATAATGATTTCCCTTCATGCAGTAGGATGGCGGCCAAATATGGCCGCGTTACCTACATGTAAAAATCTACATATTCAACGATTCTTCTAAAACCTTGT